CCGTGTTGGAGCAGGTGCAAAAGACTTGGGCTGATCGGTGGCAGGAGGGTGTGTGATGAAAAAGGTAATCATTGGTGATTGTGAGCTTTATTTGGGCGACTGCCGGGAAATACTGCCGACGCTTGGGAGGGTTGATGCGGTGATTACTGATCCACCTTATGGTGAAAGCGCCACGCACAAGCATCACTTGGCGAAGGTCACGTTGCGCGACGGAACACCTGCCCGGCAGGTGTTGGGGTTTGAGGGTATTTCCAAGGATGAAGCCGTGCGTCTCGCCATTGAATGGTGCGAGGTTGCCGCCCGCTGGGTAGTGTTCACCTGTGAATGGAAGTACGCCCACGCACTGGACGATTCGGGCGTACTGGTTCGGCTTGGGATTTGGCGCAAACCAGACGGCGCGCCGCAATTCACGGGTGATCGGCCCGGCATGGGGTGGGAAGCGGTCGCTATATGCCACCGAAAAGGCAAAAAGCGGTGGAACGGTGGCGGCAAGCACGGCTTCTGGAGTTGGCCGAAGGGACAGAACGATAGCGGCCATCCAACGGGGAAACCACTCGGGCTGTTCTGCGACTTCGTGGCCGACTTCACGGACCCCGGCGAAACCATCCTAGACCCATTCATGGGGAGCGGAACGACAGGCGTTGCAGCCGTGCAGATGGGGCGTAAGTTTATCGGGATTGAGCGTGAGCCAAAATATTTTGAAATAGCGTGTCGGCGGATTGAGGAAGCGTATGCACAAGGCGATATGTTTATTGAGCAACCAAAAAAAACAATCGTCGCCAAACCAATCGGCTTTGACTTTGGTGAGCAGCCATGATCATCCCTGATTCGCAAATCTGGACACTGCACCACACCGGTACGGCTTACTACTGGACGCGGTGGCTTGATGCGCCGCTGCGTGATGATCGAGTGGTTGTGATGGGGCTGCCGTGCCGTGTGGTTGCGGTGGTGGATGATGCGTGTGGTGAGTCAAAAGTCTTTGTGGAGCGTGTGTGATGGCGCATGTATTTCCGTATCACCGACAAATCACGCCTGAGATCGTTCAGGCGGCAATCACATGGGCAACAAGGAGCAATCCGATGGTAAGACGAGCAGCAAAGGTCGATGTAAACCAGTCTGAGATTGTTCGGGCGCTGCGTGCTGTGGGTGCCACTGTGCAAGTGCTATCGGATGTGGGTAGTGGGTGCCCTGATCTTCTCGTGGGTCGAGCTGGTAAAAACTACTTGCTTGAGATCAAGGACGGCGGCAAGGCAAAGAGCAAGCGGCAACTCACACCGCATCAAATCGAGTGGCATCAAGAGTGGTGCGGTCAGGTTGCAGTGGTTGAGTGTGTGGATGATGCGTTAGTGGCGGTTGGGTTGATGGGAGCAAATGTATGAGCGCAGTATTTAATCCGAGTGCTGAAAAGTGGGATGTGTTGGAGTTGCTTGCATTGCTCAACGGCAAAGGCGTGCAGTATGAGATGGGGCGTGGTGGATTGCCCAAGGTGACAAGTCTTGATGTAGCAGGGGCGTTGGCAGGGCTGCCTGATCATATCCAGCGGTATGCGTATCTGCTTGCAGGTGCTGCGTTGCGTCCGGCTGACACTAAACGGGTGGGTAATGCACTCAAAGTCAAAGTGCGTGATGATCTGGTCAAGTCCAAGGCGACACCCAAGACAGCGACGCTAGACAAGATCGCAGAGGGGATTGCTCGCTGCGCCTTGGTGCAACGGCTCAAGGCCAAAGGGGAGTGTACAATGTGCCATGGCGTGGGCAAGCTGCGTGCTGATGTGCGCATGGTGACGTGTGGCAAGTGTGACGGCACGGGTCGGGCGGTGTATACACTTAAAGAGCGTGTTGAGATAGTCGGGCTGCGTATTAGTGCGGTGGCGTATGCTAAGACGTGGGTGGCTTTTGAAGAGCGGGCGATGAGTTATGTGTATGAGTGGGATGAGCTGATCAGAGGTAACCTAAAACCGCTTGTATCTGGTTAATAGATTTGCTATATAAACACTATGCTGGTCGTATTATGCAAAGCTCACTTCGGTGGGCTTTTTTGTTGTCTGGCAAAAAGTTTAACCCACCGTCGCAAGGCGGTTTTTTACATTTTGGGGTGAGCATTATGGCGGAGGTCAAGCTAACACCAAAGCAAGATAATTTCTGCCGTCTTTATATTGAATTGGGCAATGCAAGCGAAGCGTATCGTCAGTCTTATGATGCTGAGGATATGAATGATTATACGGTTAATCGCAAGGCAAAGGAGTTATTGGATAACGGCAAGATTGCGGCAAGACTTAATCAAATCCGCAGCGAACACATGCGCCGCCATGATTTGACAGTGGGCGATTTGCTAAAAGAGCTTGAAGAAGCTCGTCAGGCCGCATTGGGCGCAGAGAATCCACAATCGTCGGCAGCAGTAGCTGCAACAATGGGCAAAGCCAAGATACTCGGACTAGATAAGCAGATTGTTGAGCAGACAATCAACGGCAATCTAGCTCACACAATCACGGTCGTCTTTGATGACTAATACCATCTACAAGCCATTACCCGCATTTAAACCGTTATACAAAGCCATCACCACGTTTTACGCCTATCACGGTGGTCGTGGTGGTGGTAAATCGTGGGGCATTGCAGACTTTACATTGCTCGCAGGTGTGCAAGCCAAGCATCGTGTGCTGTGCTGCCGTGAGGTGCAAAAGTCGATTAAAGAGTCTGTGCATCGATTGCTGTCTGATCGCATTGAAGCACTTGGTCTGTCAGGGTTTTACGAGATTCTTGAGACTGAGATACGCGGTAAAAATGGCACTACATTTAGCTTTAGTGGTCTGCTACAACACACGGTCGCATCGATCAAATCATTTGAGGGTGCAACAATCACATGGATTGAAGAAGCGCAGACAATTAGCCAGCGCAGCCTATCTATCCTGATCCCTACAGTATTGCGCACACCCAATGCGATTGTGGTGTTTAGTCTCAATCCATATTTGCCCACCGATCCTGTTTACGCCGAATACGTCGAGAAGCAGCGCGATGATTGTACGGTGGTGCAGATTAACTACACAGACAATCCGCACTGTCCTGAGTTGCTCAAAATCGAAGCTGAGAAGCTAAGAGAGAGCGACCCCGAAGCGTATGACAACATTTGGCTAGGCCGCCCCAAATACATCGCTGATGGTGCTGTGTACAAAAACGAATTGGCTAAAGCTCGCAGTGATGGGCGGATTACTCGCGTCCCTATTGATCCGGCGCTCAAAGTCCACACGGTTTGGGATTTGGGTGTTAGCGACTCAACAACGATTTGGTTTGTGCAGGTCGTGGGCAAAGAAGTCCGCGTCGTTGACTACTACGAAGCCACTGGCGAGGGTCTGCCGCACTATGCGCGCATCCTAGAGCAACGCGGCTATCTGTATGGCAAGCACTTTGCCCCCCATGACATCGCAGTGCGTGAACTTGGATCGGGTGTATCTCGGATTGAAACAGCACGCAAGCTCGGCATCAACTTTGAGATCGTCAAAAACGTGTCAGTTGAAGATGGCATCGAAGCAAGCCGTCAAATCCTGTCTAGCTGCTGGTTTGACACAGACAAATGCTCGGCAGGCTTGCACGCATTAAGCAACTATCGGCGCGAGTACAACGACAAGATGGGCGAGTTTAAGGCTCGTCCTGTCCATGACTGGGCAAGTCATGCCGCTGATGCGTTTCGGTATCTGGCGCTGTCTGTCCAAGCGATGCACGTCACGCCACCGCCACCGCCACCATCCATGCCCAAACGCACACATCATTGGAACCGCAGATAATGGCAACGACAGACAAACTCACGCAAGTGCATGAACGCGCTATGCGTGGCTTTGACGCGACTTATGACTCACAGCGCGACAACAGGGCGCAGTGTCTTGAAGATCGTCGGTTCGCGTTTGTCCAAGGTGCACAGTGGGAAGATAATCTCGGTCAGCAGTTTGAAAACCGCCCGAAGTTTGAAGTTAATAAGGTGTCTTTAGCGGTCACTCGGCTGTTTAGCGAATATCGCAACAATCGGATCACTGTTAATTTCAAGTGCAAGGACTCAGCAGGCAGTAAAGAAACTGCTGAGAACATGAACGGCCTGTATCGTGCCGATGAACAAGACTGCAATGGTCAGGAAGCCTACGATAACGCTTTTGAAGAAGCTGTCGCAGGCGGTATCGGTGCATGGAAGATCAAGGCTAAATACGAAGATGACGAAGATGAAGATGATGATCGTCAGCGGATCGTGATTGAGCCGATTTTTGATGCCGACCAAACAGTGTTTTTTGATGTGTCAGCAAAGCGTCAAGATAAGGCTGATGCAAAACAGGCTTGGCTGATCACCAGCATGACCCCAGAAGCCTATGAAGATCGGTTTGGGCAGTCGCCATCATCGTTTGATATGGTTGAGAAGAATCAGTATCAGTTTGACTGGATCACGCCTGACGTGGTCAATGTTGCTGAATACTACGAAGTTGAGGAAGTTAAGCAAAAGCTCGCCTTCTACAAACACGACACCGCCAAAGA